AGCCTGAAAACCGGTGTGGAAAACATGATCCGCTGCGCCTTTCGTGAAAACGCCGATTTCACTGTCGAAAAAACATGGCCTTATGCGCGTTTCAGCTTCTCCAGACTGGGGCAGGAAATTCACCAGGCCTTTCCGCTGGCCGATTCGGTGGCCTTTTCACTCCCGGATATTGTCAGTGAGCTGAGTGTGCCGCGCCTGCAATCCTTAACCGTGAGTGTCACTAATGCCTGAGTTTATGAAAAAGCTGGCGGCGCTCGCGCTGCCGTTCTGGATGGATAACGGTGAGCCGCAAAAGCTGCTGCGCGCCGCGCGCACATTCTGGAAGGCCGTTTATGGCTGGCTGACGTGGCCGGTGAGTCAGTTCGATCCGCTCACCTGCGCCGAGCCACTCCTTACCCTGATTGCCTATGACCGGGACATTTCCCGCTTCGACGGGGAACCGCTGACGCTGTTCCGTAAGCGGGTGGCGTATGCCTTTATCAACGCGGCGGATGCCGGTTCCGTTGAGGGGTTTATAAGAATCTTTCAGCGACTGGGGATCGGGCTTGTTGAAGTGCTTGAACGGCAACCAGGGATTGACTGGGACATTATCACGTTACGTCTCACCGATGGCCAGATAGCCAGTAATACGCAGTTGCTTGTGCAGATAATCCAGCAGTACGGCAGAACCTGCCGCCGTTATCAGTTTGAAGTCATCACCTCCGAAAAGCTGGCCATCCGTGCTGGCTGGGATCAGGGGGAATACATTTGTTATCCGGCCAGCCTGGCCGGTTCGGTCAGCGGCGCGACGTTCAGCGCCAGCCTGTAAGGAGCAGTAAAAAATGTCACAGACAGCTATCACTACGGCATTCGAGCAATGGAAAGCCAGGCAGACCATCAGCAGTGAGCCTGTTGTGCTGGATGAATTCGTTTTCGCGAACGTACCCGGCCTTGATCCCTCGTTGCCTGTAAACCGTGCGGAGACGCTGCCGCCCGCGTCGCAGATTGTTCACCGACAGGCCGTGTCGCGCACCGGTGTGGTCAGTGCTAATGCCGTGGCCTTTTCAGTGGTTCTGGGCGCTGATGTGGGTAATTTCACCTTCAACTGGATCGGGCTTGTTAATAAAGCCAGTGGCATCCTTGCCATGGTGGTGCATGCCCCGGCGCAGCAGAAGCTGAAAACGGCCGCAGGGCAGCAGGGTAATGTGCTGACCCGCTCGTTTCTGATGGAGTTCACCGGTGCGCAGGCTGAAACCGGTATTAGCACGCCTGCTGAAACATGGCAGATCGACTTTACCGCCCGCATGGCCGGGATGGATGAGCGCCAGCGCCTGGAAAACATTGATATCTATGGCATTGCGGCTTTCTTTGGTGACGGCTATATGGTCGGGCGAACCGGCACACAATACTTTGTTACCCAGGGCGCGGGATACGTGGCCGGGCTGCGCGCACAGCTGGTCGCTAACCAGAATATTACCCTTAGCGCCAAGCCCGTTAACGTCTGGCTGGATGTGTGCTGGACGGGAACCCTGACCAGTGCCTGGACGGTGCAAAGCAACATTACGGTGGCCGCAAACCTCGCGGATTACGTGCAGGATGGGGTGCAGCATTATGTCTTCGCGCTGGCGAGTATTGATGCGGCCGGAAACATTACCGACCTGCGCCCGAAGGGAACCGTGAGCGCGCGCGTCGCTGATAATGCCTTACGGCTGCATGAGCAATCCCGCAACCATCCTGATGCAACGCTGACGGAGAAAGGTTTTGTCATGCTTTCCAGCGCCACAAACAGCACCAGTCAGGCTATGGCGGCGACGCCCGCCGCGGTGAAAGTGGCTTTTGATAACGCCGAAGCCGGCCTTAAAAAAAACCAGAACGGAGCAGATATTCCCGATAAACGGCTATTTGCCCGGACTATCGGTGCAGCGTGTGCCCACTCGCCTGCAATTTCAATTGGTGGCGACGCTAATCACTGGACAACTGGCGAGTTCATTACATGGCTGGAAAGTCAGGGCGCTTTTAATCACCCGTACTGGATGTGTCGGGGATCATGGATCTATGCAGAGAACAAAATCATTACCGACACTGGGTGCGGTGATATCCATCTTGCAGGCGCAGTGGTAGAGGTTATGGGCTACCGATCGGCCATGACGATCCGTGTGACCACGACAACCACTGTGGGTGCCGGAACAAATGCAACCCGCAATTCGCAGTTCACCTACATCGACAATGGCAGCGGCTACCTGCCTGGGTGGCGACGTGATTTCAATACGAAGAACATGCCAACGGCGTCTGATGTTGGTGCGGTTGCGAAGAGTGGCGACACGATGACCGGGCGGCTGTCCATTTTTGAAGACAGCGATGCTTTATCCATCACCGCACCTTCAGCAGGCGCTGCCAGTTATATAGTTTCCCGCGATTCGTCTTCCTCAAATCAGTGGTATATCGGGAAAGGGGCGGCAGGGTCGAACGATGCATCCTTTATCAATTACAAAGGCGGAAATAATGGACTGGTGTTAAGGGCTGGCGGCGGGCTTGAGTTGTTAACCAGGAACGGCGCTCCGCTCATTGTTAACGCTGAAATCGTTTCGACAAATCCTGATGTCGTTCGCATGGCTTATGGTGATTATGGTGCATTCTGGCGGCAGGATAACGTAAATACCTACCTGCTTCTGACGGATAAGGGAAACCCGTACGGCACTTACAATAGTCTGCGTCCTTTCACAGTCAACAACGCTACCGGCAACGTGCATATAAACCGCCTCTCGTTAAACGACTACAGCCATTTTGACGCCCGGTATCAGTTACAAAATACTGCGGGTCTGGATGCTAATGGCTGGTTTAAGGATATCAGTACCGGACTTATTACCCAGTGGGGTTTTATCGCGCCGGGATGGGCTGGTTATGCAAATGTCACTTTCCCGATCGCTTTCCCCCGTGCATGCGTGAATGTTCAGGTCTGCATCACCGGGGACGGTGGAGACTCTTCGATCAACTTCTCATCCGTAAGAAGAGGATCAGTTACCCGAACGGGGGCTGCAATCGGCTTTGATAAGGGTGGTTCTTACTGGATGGCGACGGGGTATTAACCATGTATTACTACAGCGCAAAACATAACACGTTTATTCCTGAAGCCCTGAAACAGGATTATATCGATGCAGGCACTTTCTTTGAGGATGCAAAAGAGGTTGCTGATGAAATCTGGGCTGAATTTGCCGGTGGCGTCCCGCCTGAAGGAAAAATGCGTATTCCCGGAAAAAAAGGTCTGCCAGCGTGGGCGGATATTCCGCCGCCAGAAAAAGATGATCTGATCCAGCTGGCGACAGAGAAAAAGCAAAAACTCCTTAGCAGCGTCAACGCCGCCATCACCCCGCTACTGGATGCGGTGGAGCTGGGTATCGCGACTGAGGACGAAAGCGAGTCACTCCAGGCGCTCAAAACCTATCGCGTGTTACTGAACCGTGTGGACGTGACCGCACCGGTCTGGCCGGAGGTGCCTGCGGATGTGGCGTAAAGCAACGCTGGCTTTTCCCGGCCAGTTTCCGGCGCTGAACTGTTCCATTGTGGCCGCACACCCGTGGGTGTTCGGGCTGGGGCAGCAGACGGAAAACGGCTCGTATCTGAGCCCGGCCAATGCCGTTTCGTGGCTGGCGGAAAAATTATCCGGTGTGAGCGGCGAAACAGAGGTGGTGATCATGATGGCCACCGGCGCGACGCATGATGAATTTATGGCAAGCCTCGATCCGCTGACGGCCGTTTTTCCCGCCCCGGCGTTCACACAGGTCAGTCGCCTTGCGCGTTCGGCGGCGGAGCTGGCCACCGTGAAAATGCAGAAGCCCGCCAGGGCGATGAACGGTCTGCCCGCTGCCCTGCCGCTGTCTGTTCCCACGGCCAGAACCGTTAGCAGCGCGGGCGCGATTGCGCAGGCGGGCGCGGCGGGCGGCCTGAATATGACAGCGCTCAAGGCTGCGCTCACCGGCTTCAGTGCCAGGCGCGCCGGTATGCTGGCCGATATTGCGACCGGTGCGGGCGGAGTGGCCGGGAAAAGCGCACGGGCGTGGGTATTTACTGCCCGTGGCAACGCGGCGGAGATCGTGCGCCAGCTGGCTGACGGGATTCCGGCGCTTTCATCCGTATACACCGCCGCGCTGATGCTCGCCGGTGCTGATTTGAGCAGTATCAGGAAGATGATCCATGACGACGACAACCACGCTGGCGCTTAACGGCGAAGCCATCCCCCTGAAAGGCATCCGTGTGACGGTGAGCCAGCAGTTCCCCGACAAAGACCAGTCCGGGCAGACCAGTGCGACCAGTAAATCGGAGCAGGGCGCGAAGGGAAAAGAGCTGCGCGTTAACGGTGAAATTGCCTTTAAAGACGTGGCCGTGCTGACCCGGCTTTTCCAGCTGGCCAACGCCACCGATTCCGGCGGAAAACGCATGGTGTATCGTGTGGCCAACAGTGTTGCACGGGCGGTTAATCTGCGTGAAGCCTCATTCAGCGGCACGATTGATGCCCCGCAGCAGGACGGGCGTATGTCCTGGGCAATCACGTTTACCCTGAGTGAGCATATCAGTGTGGCGGAGAAAAAAGAGGCCGCGGTAAACAGTCGAAAAACCAGTAAGGCGCAGAAGCCCGGCGCAGCTGGCGGGGTGGCAGAGGCCGGAGAGGATGCAGAACAAATGACGTGGTTTGAGCGCAAGGTGCTGAAACCAGTGAATGATGCGCTGGGGTGAGTATGAAACCTGTAAAACGTCTTTACCTGTCCGGTGACGAAGTGCATGCCGCTGATGTGAATATCGTGCTGGAGCTGAGCAACTGCGGGCGGGGGTTTATCACCGCCGCAACGGAGCAGGATTACACCGGCAAAATGGTGCGTCTCGATATTGGCTACGGTGAGTCGCTGTTTCGCTGGTTTACCGGCTATGTGGAGCGCTCCCAGCCTGCGGAAAAGGGCTTTTCACGCCTGTTTGTGCGTGAGCTGTCCGGGGTGTTTGAAAAGCTGTGGCCGTGCTCTTTCCAGCACCCCACGCTGCGCGATATCACTGCCTGGCTGACGGAAAACAGCGGCCTGACGGTGGCCGTGCCGGATGCCGGTTACAGTGACAAGCCCGTGCCCCATTTCACGCATTCCGGCACCGGGTTCCAGCTGCTGAATAATCTGGGCAAGGCCTTTGGCGTGGCGGATTATCTCTGGTATCAGCTGCCGGATGGCTCGCTTTACACCGGCGGAGCGGAAAAGTCCCTCTTTGCTGCGCGCCCGGTGGATATCCCGCATGAATTCAGCCAGGCAGCGGCGGGTGGCAACAGCATGACGCTGCCGATGATCCAGACAATGCGCCCCGGTGTTGAGATGAACGGCGAGAGGGTGACGAAAGTCAATCTCACCGGCGACACGATGGTTATCACCTGGACGCCGCGCGACAAAGCCACCGGCGCGCCCCTGCAAAAAACACCGGCACAGCGGCAGATAGAAAGCCATTTCCCGGAGCTGGCCAGCGGTATGCACCTGCCTAAGTTTGCGCGGGTGATGGCCGCGAGTGAACCGGCCAGCAGCGGGAATTTTGCCGATCCGTTCCGGCCACGTTATGCCGTCGATGTGCAGCTGCTAGACGCAGACGGCAAGCCCGACAGCGGTACGCCGGTTTATTCTGCCGTGCCGCTGCCCGTGCCAATGGCCGGGAATGATTCGGGGATGTTCCAGTTTCCGCCCGAAGGGACGCTGGTTGAGGTGGCCTTCACCGGCGGCAGACCGGATAAGCCCTTTGTGCGCCAGACCGTGCCGGAGGGCACAAGCCTGCCGGACGTGAAGCCGGGCGAACAGCTGCAACAGCAGCGCGCCGAGGTATCGCAGCGGGTGACGCAGGGCGGTGACTGGGAGCGACAGACGGATCAGTCAATCCGCGAAACATCTATGTCACGCCATGTTCAGGCCGATACTGAAACCCGCGAAATGGTGACGCGTGAAACCACCATTAAGGCTACGGACAAAACCACCGTGCTGGGAACGGCCACCCTGATGGCCGGGCATATCCAGCATGTGACCAGCGGCGATTATGCGATGGCCACCGGCGGGAAATTCGTCGCGAGTGTGACGGGCGATGCCGAAACTGAGATTGCCGGGAAACAGTCAACGAAAGTGACCGGCGGGATCAGCATTGAAACCAGCGGTGCACTGACTGAAAAAATCGCGGCGCTGCGCAAATCCGTGGCCGCCGGCGGTCAGCAAGTGATGGGGGCAACCGTGCATATCGGCAACGAAAGCATTAATGCGCTGACCATGATGCTGGACACCATTGATTTGCTGGCAGAGCTGGCGCAGCAGTGTGCCAGCCACACCCACCCCGGCACCGGTGCACCGGCCAGTGCGAGTGCCTTTACGCAGGTGGCCGCCAGAGCGGGGCAGACCCGCAGCAAATACCAGAAAATAATCGCCTGATCCCAGCCCACGCTATGCGAGTTTTTGTTTTGATTGAATTTTGAGCACCCCTACATGCCTTAAAGCAGTATGTTAAAATGCTGCTTTAACATGAGGAATTCATTATGTCCCCTGTCAAACGCTCCCTTCCTTTTTGGCAAGACAGTAGTAACAAAGCGAAGCTTGATATTGTTCACAAGATTCTGGCTTCTCTTAAGGAAAAAGATCAAACACAAGCGGAGCTCATGCAAGACCCCGGTGCAGGAAATGAAGGATCAATGATATTCAACGAATTATCCGGGGGAGGATTCATAACACTTGATCAAATATCATGGCGTTATAGCCTTACCCGTCAGGGGTTGGATTACCTTGACAGCATGGAATAACTCATCTCAACCCGCTGGCGCGGGTTTTTTTTATGCTTTTTATCAGGCACTTGCCAAATGCATCCCAAGCAATTTTGTCTTTATCTTTTGCAACATACCTCTGTCATGAGGGCGACTGAACCGCGCTTGGAAGGGGCTGCAATAAACGGAAGAAATAAAAGTATCGCAGACAAAAACGGCACTACACCGCACCCGCCTGCGGTTTTTGGATCGATAAAATTTTTCAGTTTTATTTTTCTACAAACCATATCGCCAGCCCGCGCCGCTGCTGGCGTTCTGCCGGAGAACCAGAACTGAAAAGATTGAAAAGAATTTCAGTGGTTTTCAGTTTGCAGGATCGTAGGAGGATCGCGGTGAAATGTTAACTGTTTGATTTTAATTAACTATTCCTTTTTTTTGTTATCGGAAAGGATCTCTGTATGCGGGCAAAGAAAATTCTCCACTAAGCCGCAACGTCAGTAACGGCGGGCGGTGCAGGCGCACTGGTAATTTTGCGTGGACTGAAAATTTTTAACTTTGCTATACTGTATTTATATACAGTATTCTGGTTTTGCGGGGGACGACAAAATGAGGCGAGTTTCGATATGTGGCGCGGTTTTCGTATTCCTTAATGAAGGCGAGGAACTTACCAAAGACGCTTTTTATACGTCTTTCTATCTGCCGGATCAGCGCTATGTTATCCGGCCTCGTCATGAAGGATGGGACGTGCGCTATCTGGATATCACTGGCGGTACGCGTGAGTGGTTGCCCGTTGCTGGTAAAACCTTCCCTGATGAGTCTGCGGCGTGGATAAATGCTTTTGAGCACTGGGAAAAAATGTCACGTTCTGCACTGGTTAATATCTGGAGAAATTAATAACGATAATGCGATGTATACAGGTGGGAATTATCTGAAAGTCAAAGTGGTCAGGCTGGTCATGGACTTGTATTTTGATTAACCTTTGTCCACCACACTTCATAAGATGGATTTTATGGACGCAAAATTAATAGCTCAGGGGATCGTTGATGGCCTTGCTTCTATTCCAGAAGGCGTTTACTTATCAGCGGTGAGAACGTGGGAATCACTGGGTCTTATTGACCGCCAGACCAGATCGCGTAATGAATATGAAACAGAGCGATTCTTCCGAGCTTTCAAAGCACTGGCTTCCAGTGAAGCACCAATCAGACAGCTTATAACCGTTGTTATCACTGATTTTTATTCCAAGCTGGATGAGAATGGTAAGAAAGCGATAAATGATAAAATGGGCTATTCAGATGCAAAAATGGGTAGTCGTACTGGCGCGCAATTTTACCTGACGAAAATAATTGCAGATAAAATTATTGCTCGGGTGGCAACAACTAAGCTCGGTGGGTATCTCTTGCGTGGTTCCTCTACCCTGGCTTTCAACGCGATTATGATTCAGGGCATTATTGAAGAAGCAGCCAGAGCATCCCGCAGGCTGGGCGCTAAGTACCCCTCAACCTATATGAAAGTTTCTCCCATGAATCTGGATATGGTGTACTTTCTCGTTGAAAAGCCGTTAGAACCCTACCTTATGTATAATCACAGTCACCCAATACAGTGCAAAGGGATACAGGATGAAATCTGCAAAATCCTCGAAAAATAATGTTTCGAAGAAAATATGGATACATGCAGTTGATATGTTTGATGCCTTCGGCAGAGGTATCCTGTCGATCGCGGCTTTCACATGTCTTTTTATTTTTGATGGGTGGTTATATAAGCTAGGCGGCTTTTTGGGTTGTTTCGCATTGATTTGCCTGATTATCTATCTCTCAGATAAGCTCAAGGGAAGTGATGCATAATGCTTTTATGTAATCGACCATAGAATCTGGATGTGGTTGTTCGCCAAAAGGAACTGGAGCCCTGCCTCATTTATGCCCATCCATTGCAAGAAACTAAAAACGAAATCTGCCAAGTTCTCCCTCGCTAAGCTTTGCAAAATTATTGGGTTTCAGTCTGCCGGTCTGGTCGAAGGGATATCGACCGGCGTTTGTTCCTATGCTGCTTTCGGTAGCCTGTTTGTTTTGGATGGCTGGTTAAAGCTGGCGGGATTTGTAGGGTTCTTTATCCTGGCCTATCTGATCGCATGGCTAATGGACGTTCTGAAAGGCGAAGCGTAAAAGTATCGATGGATCGTCGCGATACACTCACTTGAGGGGTTACGTTTAAACGTGACCCTTTTTTAATTTCATAAAAAGATAGTGAAATGGGAGGGGAGAAGCCGTTACTGGTGCCTGATTGCTTGTTGTGGGGGGACAAAAAGGGGACAGTGAGCATAGGAAGTAAAAAAGCCACCTCGTGAGAAGTGGCTTAATTATATGATTTTAAAGATAAAATTTGGTGGCCCCTGTTGGGTTTGAACCAACGACCAAGCGATTATGAGTCGCCTGCTCTAACCACTGAGCTAAGGGGCCGTGGCGGTGAATTATAGAGTAACTTACCTTCGCAATCCAGCAGGAATCGCCCGGCTGATGTTTTTATAAACAGCGCATTTTCAATCTCTTATACTTAAGTTTATCGTTTCTAATCGGGAGTAAAGCATGATCCACGATATTCTGGCGCCGGGGCTGCGCGTCGTGTTTTGTGGCATTAATCCGGGGAAATCCTCTGCCCATACGGGTTTTCATTTTGCGCATCCGGGAAATCGCTTCTGGAAAGTGATTCATCAGGCCGGCTTTACCGACCAGCAGTTGCGCCCGGAGGATGAGCACCATCTGCTGGATACGCGCTGCGGCATCACCATGCTCGTTCAGCGCCCGACCGTGCAGGCGACAGAAGTCGGGCTGCATGAGCTGCGTACCGGCGGCAGGGATTTGGTACATAAAATAGAGGAGTATCAGCCCGCCGCGCTGGCAGTGCTTGGCAAACAGGCTTTTGAGCAAGCCTTTAGCGTTCGCGGTGCGAAGTGGGGGAAGCAGGAGATGACCATTGGCGTGACGCAAATCTGGGTGCTGCCCAATCCCAGCGGCCTGAACCGCGCGTCGTTAGAGAAACTGGTTGAAGCCTATCGCGAGCTGGATGAGGCGCTGGCGTCGCGCGGGTTGTAAATAACAGGCAAAAAAAAGCTCCCGTCTGGGAGCTTTTTCGTCTGGCGTGACGATTAATCGTCGAGGAAGCTACGCAGCACTTCAGAGCGGCTCGGGTGGCGCAGTTTGCGCAGCGCCTTCGCTTCGATCTGACGGATACGTTCGCGGGTAACGTCGAACTGTTTACCCACTTCTTCCAGCGTATGGTCGGTATTCATGTCGATACCGAAACGCATGCGCAGCACCTTCGCTTCACGAGCGGTAAGGCCAGCCAGCACATCGTGCGTTGCAGCGCGCAGGCTCTCGGTAGTTGCAGAGTCCAGCGGCAGCTCGAGGGTGGTATCCTCGATAAAATCACCCAGATGCGAATCTTCATCATCGCCAATCGGCGTTTCCATGGAGATTGGCTCTTTGGCAATTTTCAGCACTTTGCGGATCTTATCTTCCGGCATCAGCATACGCTCAGCCAGCTCTTCCGGCGTCGGCTCGCGGCCCATCTCCTGCAGCATCTGGCGAGAGATACGGTTGAGCTTGTTGATTGTCTCAATCATATGCACCGGAATACGGATGGTGCGCGCCTGATCCGCGATAGAGCGGGTGATCGCCTGACGGATCCACCATGTTGCATAGGTAGAGAACTTGTAACCACGGCGATATTCGAACTTATCAACCGCTTTCATCAGGCCGATGTTCCCTTCCTGAATCAGATCGAGGAACTGCAGACCACGGTTGGTGTATTTCTTGGCGATAGAGATAACCAGACGCAAGTTCGCTTCCACCATCTCTTTCTTCGCACGACGCGCTTTCGCTTCGCCGATAGACATACGACGGTTGATATCTTTAACCTGCTCAATCGTCAGGCCGGTCTCTTCTTCAATCTGCTGCAGCTTCATCAGGCCGCGTTGCACTTCTTCAGTCACATCTTTCAGCTTCTCAGACCACGGTTTGTTCATGGCCAGCGCGGCGTTGAACCAGGTTTCGCTGGTTTCATT